CCATGCCCTGCCGCAGGGCCTCGAAACCCTGCTGCTGCGCGGCGTTCAGCACCGGGCGCCCGTTCCAAAGGTCGTCCAGCGCGCCAAGCGCCGCGGGCGCAAGCTCGCCCAGCGCGCCGCTGGCCGCGTTCAGGCCCGCATCTGCCGCAAGCTGAAGGAAGATGCCGCTTTGCGTCAGGGGCGTTTCGCCCGGGCGCAGGCCCTCGCGCTGCTGGCGGGCATATTCCAGCTCCAGGCCCACGCCCTTGGGGAGGGTGCTAAGGCCAAGGTCCAGCATGGAATCCCCCAGCATGCCCGCAAGGGCCTGCTGGGTGCCAAGCCTGCCCAGCACGGGCACGGTTTGCAGCTTCTGCGCGGCCTGCGTGCCCGCAAGGGCGCCCGCCGCATCGTCCAAAAAGCCGCCCACGCCCGGCAGGGCCTTCATGGCGGCGCTGCCAGCGGCATACTGCCTCATGCCGCTGGCAAGGTAGCCCGCGTGATACGCCAGCGGGTTCTGCGTGGCCGCGCCCTGGCTGCGCTGGGCAACGCCCAGCGGGTTTTCGCCCTCGAAGCCCGCGCGCCGCCAGTTTTCGGCCTCCAGCGCGCCGCGTATCTGCGGCACAACCGGCAGCGCATTGCCCGCGCCCGAAAACGCGCTGCGCACCCCGCTTACCTTGGTGGCCAGGGTGTCCATAATCTCGGCCTGAAGCAAAAGCATCTCTACGGTTTCTGTGCTTTGCCCCAATGCGTGCAGGCGCTGGGCTGTTTCATAGTATTCGTCGAATTTCGGCCCAATGGTGCCATTCCACTGTTCCACCAGTTCGGCTGTCACGGCCTTTTGCGCATCCGTCATTTCATAATCGGACGATGCCCACTCCATCAGCGTGCCCCAGTTTACAGAAGCCTGCGCCTGCTGGTATGCCTGTGCCTGCTGGGCGTCAAGCTGGCTTTCCAGCCGCGCCTCTTCGTCCAGCGCGGCCTGAAACGGCGCCGAATAGCCGCCGGGCGCGTATTCCGCCCCGGCAGCCCGAAGGTCTGCTATTTTCAGGCGCACGTCTGTCAGCGCCTGCTCGGTTTGCTGAATGGCCGCCTCCGCCTCATGGCCGCTGCTCTGCCCGGCCTGGGCGGCCTGCGCCTCCTGCCCGGCCTGCGCCTGCTGGGCAAGCTCTTTCTGCCGGGCCTGCTGTTCGCTTCGCGCCACTGTCTCCTGCCCGGAAAGCCGCATGTAGTTCTGGTAGGCCTCGCCGCGCTGCGCCTCCAGTTCATACAGGGTTTCCTGCGGGGCGCCGTTCCGTTTCGCCTCGTCAAGCTGCTGGCCATAGCTGCGCCACTGTTCGGCCCAATATTCCTTTCGCTGCGGGTCCTGCCGTGCGGCGGCTTCTTCCTGTGCCTGCCGGGCCTGCTCCTGCGCCCGGCGCTTCTCCTCAAGGGCCGCTTTGGCGTCTGCCTCCTCCGCCTCAAGCTGCGCTGCGTAGGCGTCCGCCTCCCGGGCGCGCTGCTGCGCCATATCCGCTTCGCCGCGCAGCATGCCCGCGCGCTTCTGCGCGTTGGTGCGCGTGTCGCCCGGCCCGGCGCCCCCGCGCGAGCCATACCGGCTGCTGCCGCGGTACTGGCTGTCCCTGCGCGCTTTCGCGGCGTCAGCCGCCTCCCGCGCTATTTGCGCGGGTGTTTTTTCCTGCGCCAGCGCCGCCATGTTCTCATCCATCGTGGACTCAAACGGCATTTGAAGAAACTCTTCCAGCCACGCGGGCGCCTGCCCGGCCCCGTCTTGCCCGGCGGCCTGCCGCGCTGCGTTCTGCTGTGCGCTTACGCCTGTGGCGGGCGTCCGCTTCTTCGCGCCCTCCGGCGCGCTCTGTGCGGCAAAGGCTGTGCTTTGCGCGCCGCCGCCCCGCCCTGCTTCGGTTTGCACCGCTTCGGCTGCCTTCGCGCCGGGCCGCGTCCCGCGCCGCTTTTGCTCCATTTCGCGCTTTTCCCTTTCGCTGTACAGGTGCTGCGAAAGCCACCGCCCGGCCCGCTGCCCCTTTTCCCAGCTGTCGCGCTCTATCTCCGCTGCGAAGTCCTCTGCAAAACCGTCATGCAGGCTTTCGCTCTCGCGCAGTTTTTTTCTTGCCATGCTTCCCTTCCTTTCCGTTTTTTGCACGAAAAAAGCGGCGGGCCTGAAACCGTCTGGTTTCAGGCCCGTCGCCTGGTTTTCCTCTTTTCTTTTTTGCTTCTGGCTCACAAGGCGCAAATGCAGGGCGGCCCTGCCCGCGGGCCGCCCCTTTGCACGTTTTTACAGTATCGTTTCACCCGCCGGGCAAACGCCGCCCGTGCGCGTGCTTACGCCGCGCCGGAAACGGGCGGCGCTTTTTCCTTGGCGCCATGCCGTATTGCGGCATCTTCACAGCCTTTTGCCACCGCGAAAGTATAGACGCCTTTTTCGCCGCCCGCCTGCACACGGAACATGATATCTGCTTTGAAGCCGTCCAGCTCTTCCGGAAATATCCAGCGGGTGCTGTCGCACACCATTTCACTCACAAGCTGCCCGTCCTTGAAAAACAGCAGGCGCTGCCAGTGCGCATCGTTCAGCGGCCTCAGTGCAAACTCATAACCGGTAAGCGCGCGCACAGCCTCTCCTGTGCCGAAGGGTGCGCGGTCGATATATGCTTCGTCCCACTCAAATGTCAGCACGCGGCCCGGCCTCACCCTGTTATGCGTTTGCACATATTTTTCCATGCGCTCCAGTTGTGCCCCCGGCCTGTCGCTGGTATTCTGCGCCTGAAACAAATGGAACAGCCTGACAGATTCTATCAGCGCCAGGCTTGTCATTGCCAAAAAAAGGGCCAGCAAAGCCAAAAGAAACCTTTTTGTTCTCATTTACGCCCACCTCCTGCACACAAAGCCTCGCCCCGCACTCACGCCGCGCTGGAGGCGGGCGGCGTTTGCGCGGGCGGCGCGCCGCTTTCGCCCTGCTGCGCCGCCATCCGCTGCTCATCCCACATTGCCGTGCCCTCATAACCCCCGGCCACAGTGAGGAAATACCGCGGCGGCTCTGCCTCGATGCTGAACACCGTTTGCGGCGTAAAGCCCTGCAATTCCACAGGGAAGCTCCACTCAAACCAGGAATACACAAGCTCCTTCACAAGCTGCCCGTCCTTGAAAAACAGCAGGCGGTTCCAGTACTCGTCGTTCAGCTCCTTCACCTCGAACTCATACCCCGTAAGCTGCCGCACCGTTTCCCCCGTGCCGTACGGCCTGCGGTCGATATACGCTTTATCCCACTCGAACGTCAGCACTTCCCCCAGTGCCGCCTCGCTGTGCGTCTGGATATATTCCTCCAGCCTTGCCTGCTGGTCGGCCACGCCTTCGGTGTAGGCAGGCTCCTCGCGCGAAAGCATAATATGGGCGGCGCGCAAAAACACGGCCAGCAATGCGCACGCCGCAATCAAAATAATCAGCACCACCGCCGCAAGGGCCTTTGCCACTTTCATGCCGCTCACCTCGTTGTATTCACAGAGGCATTCCATATCCCCCGCCCGGAAAAATGGTCCTCGCCGGCGCCTGTTCTGCCTTTTATGGATACAGCCGGTACGCTCTGTCCGTCACGCCGTCGTTTGTCATCATGTCAAACGTGCGCCCGCCTATGGCCACAAGCCAGCACCCTTCTTCCATGGACGGCAGCGCGGCGCGCACATTTTCATACCACCGCGCCTGCCAGAAGGCTTCCTGCGCTTCGGCCCCGTCCAGCACCCGCACCGTGCATGCGTCCCCGTCCATGGCCTCGCACAGCTGTTTTTCCCATGCCTCAAAGCGAACCTCCATCTCCTCACGAGATAAATTGCTCTCTGCGACAAGATATACTTCACAGGAAACATAGGTGCCCTTTTCCAAACTGCCGCGGTAGGCCGCTGCGCCGCGCAGTGTCACGCCCTCCGGCATGGGCTGCGCCATCACGGCCCTGCCGAGTTCTTTTGTGTAAAAGACGCCAAGCAGTTCATCATGCGCAACAAGCCCCGCCAGATACATCATGTACAGCGCAAAGGGGGCTATTACCAGCGCCAATACCACCAGAATCGATTTGCGGTGCTTCTTCAAACAAAATCACCCCTCTAAGAAATATTTAAGGTAAGGCATATATTCCGCTGTATAGTCAGCATATCGATATCCGCCCGTATACCGGCCAGGTTCATCTTCATCTACACTCCATCCGGCATTATAAGCACGAAGCACCTGCTTCCAATCGTCTTGTGTAAAATCCTGCATAGTTTCGGCCTCAGATAATTCGCCGTTATTTCGAGCGCGCTGCGCTTCCATTGCCAATACCGCAGCAATCGTGTCTATGTTAAATTCATCATCATGAGCCAACTGCCTTAAGAGCTCCGTATTATCTTTCGGAAGCGATTCATATATCGCTTTATCATAGTTTTCCCATGCATCTCTTGCAGTCTCCGCACGAATGGCGCCCAAACCAGTTGAACCTGAGTGCTTTTTCCAGTTACTGCGCAAAATTGCCGCCCAATCCGGCAGACTTTGCGTATATTGCTCCTTCAAAATAATAGAAGCAATCACCTCCGGCGGCATTCCATATTCCATTGCTGTCTGTTTAATAATATCGCTGTTTTTCTGAATCGCATCCAAAGCATGATTCATGCGCATATCCGCCAAGCTTCCGACTAAAAATGACGGAAATGGTACAGCGGTTTTACTATTTGTTTCAAAGCCATTTGCCGTATTCGGGTATTGTTCATCCAAAATCCGATTAATTTCGTCTCTTAATTCTTCCTCTGTATATCCGCCCGAATCACCAGTATGCTGTTGAGCAGCCAAAAGCTGTATTTCACTATTTGTTCCTGTGGGAACCGGCAAAGCCTCCGCCCTTTGCGCAGGCGGCATGGGCGAGGGCCGCAGCGCAGGGCTTCCGGGCTGCACGACGGCGTCAAGGCGCCTGCTTATTTCTTCCATCATACCGCCCGGCTCTGTGCCCGTCAAGTATGGGCCGGGCATGCGCAGCTCCATCGTATGCAGCCCGGGCGCCCTTTCCCATTCGCCCGCGCCCGCATGCGGCGCGCCGCTTTGGGCGCCTGTGCGCGGGTGCGCGCCGCCCGCAGCTTCGCCCCGGGCGCTTATCTTCGTGCGCGCCGGGCCGCTTCGGCCCCAGCCGTCCGTGCGCGCCGCCTGCGCTTTGGCCCCCGGCTGCCGCGCCGGGCCGCCTGCCCGGCCCGCCGCGCGCCCGCGCGCCGCCCGCCTTCCGGCCTGCTTTTCTTCGTCTGCGCGCACAGCCTGCGCCAGCCTTTGCGCCACCTGCTCGCTTTTTTCTTTTGTGTCGCGCTCTATCTCACGCGCAAAGGCCTCCCGCCTGCGCCAAAATTCGTTCTTTCCCCTTTTTTCCATCGCGCTTTTCCTCCGCTTCCTTTCGTACGCTTTTCTCTGTGCGCGGGCCGGGGCCCATGCACAGAGAAAAACGGCCGCCGGGGTGCGCCCCCGGCGGCCCTGCCGCGCATGCCGCGCGCTGTGTCAGCCCGTGACGGCCTTGGTGGGCACAGGCTCGCTTTCGCTGTTCACCACTTTCACATTGCGGCTCTTCACCGGGGCGGTGATGGCCGTGCCCGTCACGCCCTCGCCGCAGATGGAAATGCAGCGCCAGTTGTTGAAGCCCGCCATAAAGCGCGCGCGGCCCTTGAACACGTTGGCGTCGGTGTTCGGGTCGATGTCGCTTTTCACCGTCAGGGGCAGGCGGTCCAGAAACGGCAGGCACATGTAGTCGTCCTTGAACTTCGAATCCATCATGATGAAATAGGGCTTGCCGCCGATGGTCTTGGGCAGGTAGTTCCACACCAGCACGTTCCACAGCCCGGCTTGAAAGTTGATGGCGTTGTTGCTGGTTTCAGGGTCCAGCTCGCTGCCCACGGCCGCCAGTACGGCGCGCTTCAGCTCGCCCACGTTGGGGATGAGGATGGTGTCCGGCGTCACGTTCAGCAGATGGCCGTCGTCGTCTGTAAAGCCCTGCATGCAGTCCTGCACCTTATCCAGCGCATAGGTGGAAAAAGCCGCCTTGAAGGCGTTGCACTGGGCGCCCGTGCCGCCCGTGATGGACGGGTGCGAAGCGGAAAACAGCGCCACGCCGTCCGCCGAGGCGGTGGAATATTCGCGCCCGCCGATGACGGTTTTTTCGCCCGTGCCGCCCGCCAGCAGCCCGGCGGCGAACTCTTCGCGCGTGCGGTTGAAGCTGGTGGCAAAAATGTTGGCGCGGCTTTTTATTTTGCCGTATTTCGCATCCTCCACCATCTCCTGCGTCACCTCGAACGAGCTTTTCCATGTGGTGGGCTCCACCACCTTGGCGTAGCCCTCCTGCATGCTTGTTTTGGGGTAGGCGCCGTTCTCGCCCACGTCCTCAAAGTTGCCAAGGCTCGTCTCCTGCGTATATTTTTCGGCATAGTTTCGGGTGCTGTCCATGAAGAACACGTTTTTGATCTGGCTCTGCTGCTCGAAGGCCTCCACGTTTTTCTCAATGACAGCGCGGATGGGCTCCTGGCTTTTGCCGTAGATGCTGTCGTTCAGGCCGGAGCCTTTTGAAAAGATGATGCCTGCCATGTTATCTCTCCTCTCTTTCTTCTCATTCGAAATGGCCGCGCACGCGGCCGCCCGCCCCGGCGCCGTCCGTCCAGTCCACGGTGAACACGCCGCCCTCGGTGGTGGCGGTGACGCTTGCGGCGTCCTCGCCCAGCGTCACCTTGCTGCCCACCAGCGTGTTTGCCACTGCGGCGCTGCTGTGCGTTTCAAACAGCGTGGTGGGCAGCACGCGCATGGCCGGGTACAGCCCGGCCGCCGTCTTTTCGCCCATCACCATATGCGTGGGGGCCGCGGTGGCCGCCGTTTTCGCCAGCTTGCCGCCGCTGCCAAGGGTAGCCGCGCTGCCCACCGCCAGCTGTGCGTCGCTGGGCAGGTATTCAAAGGGCTCCACTGCGCCCAAAGCGCGCTTTGCAATTTTGAACATTGTGTTTTTCTCCTCTCTCTTCTTTTGTATTCTGCCGCGCGGCGGCATGCGCCGCGCGGGGCGGCCCCTCACCGCCTGTACTTTTTCGCATACTGCTCGGCCTCTTTGCGCGAAATGCCGAAGTTCGCCCACTCGGCGTATTCCTCTTCGGTAAGGCCGCCGGGCGCGGGGCTCGCGCCGCCCGCCGGGGCAAGGTGCCCCTTGCCCCGCGCCGCGTTGATGGCCGCCTGCCTTGCAGCCGCAGCCTTGCCGCGGGCCAGGCGCTCAAAATTCACGGCCTTGTAGGCCACGTCCAGCGGCACGCCGCTGCGCACCAGCGCGTCGAACTGGGGGAAGGTGTCCATTCCCGCAATGTCGGCCAGCGTTTTTACCGCCGGGTCCAGCTCGCTGATGCGGCGTATCTGGCTGTTCAGCACACGCTCGCCCTCGCTGCGCTGGGCCTGCTGTACAAGCTGCATAGCCCTTTGCACCACCGGCGCCTGTTCCGCTGCCTGCGCGCCCGGCACGGCCATTGCGCCGGGCGTGCCGGCTGCAGGGGCGGGCGCAGGCGCGCCCCTGGCCTCCGGCGCGGGCATGCCCGCCCCTGCGGCGCGCGCCGCGGCCTCCTGCCGGTGTGCGGCCGCCTGCGCGTCCAGCGCGGCAAACAGGTCTTTCACGCTGCGCACCGGCTGGCCGTCCGGCATGCGCAGGCCGCCCGAATGGGCGGCTGCCTCGGCGTCCTGCTGTGCGGCAAGGCGGCCATAGCGCGCGGCGGCCTCGCGCTCGGCGCGCAGGCGCGCCGTTTTCCACACCTCGTTCGGCACGGGCGGCTTGCCTCCCGGTATTCCTTCGCCCTGTGCCCCATGTGCGGGTGTATCTGCGCCGCCGTGCGGGCGGCCGTCCTGCGCGCGGTTCGCGGCCTCGGTTATCTGCTTCAGCTCCCCGCCGCCCAGGGGCGGCGTATCCTCCCATGCAGGGGCGGCTGCCCCCTGCGCGCCCTGTGCAGCGCCCGCTTCGCACGCAGCCCCCTGCGTGCTTTCCTGTGCGGGCTGCCCTGCGGGCATTGCGCCGTTTTCCATTTCTTCCATTGTGTTTCCTTTCCGCCCCTTCGGGCTGTGTGCCGGTTTTCGCCCCGGCGGGCTTCGGCCCGGGCCATGCGCCCGCGGCCGCGGGCATTTTGCCCGTGTGGTATATCCGCCTGCCGCGGGCAGGCATTGCCCCGGCATTCCTTCGTGGGCCAGCGCCTGCCGCTCCCGGGCAGGCCCTATGCCGCTTTGCCGCCTCACCAAAGGCGGCCTGCCTGTGCGGGGCCCGCGCGGCCTCTGCTTGCGCCGCCACGGCTTGGGCCCTTCCGGCCCCGCGCGGCTTTACCCCCGCCCGCTGAAACAGGCGGGGGCTTCACGCTTTACAGGCCCGCGCATCCTGCCCCGCGCCCGGCGGCTACCCCAGCGCCCTGTGCCGGTGCACTCAGCCCTGGGGGCTGGCATTGCCCCGGCATTCCTCCGTGGGCCAGCGCCTGCCGCACCCGGGCAGGCCCTATGCCGCTTTGCCGCCTCACCAAAAGGCGGCCTGCCTGTGCGGGGCCCGCGCGGCCTCTGCTTGCGCCGCCACGGATTGGGTCCTTCCGGCCCTGCGCGGCTTTACCCCGCCCGTTGAAACAGGCGGGGGCTTCACGCTTTACAGGCCCGCGCATCCTGCCCCGCGCCCGGCCCATGCCCGGCGCGGGGCCTGCCGCGTCACTTGCCGGTTTTCACCACCGGCTTTTTGGTGCTGGCGGTGGGCTTCGGGGCCTTCACCGTCATGCTTCCCGTATTGGGGATATCCAGCTTTGCCATTCTGTCTCCTCCTTTCCTCTGTTTCGGGCAGGGGCGCACAGGCGTGCCGCGCGCGCCGTTTTCCGGCGCGGCGCCTTTCCGCCGCCCCCGCCCCGGCTTTCTTCAGGCAGGGCGCGCCTTTTGCGGAAACGCGTCGTCTTTCCCGCATGCAGCGTGCCCCGCCGGGGCCATGCGCTTTTACCGGGCCGCCGGGCCGCGCCCCCATACTTCGCGCCAGCGTCAGGGGACGCGGCCCGGCTCAGCCCCCGCCCGCGGCGCCTGCCGGGGCCTCCAGCGGCACCTCGTGCTCTTTTTCGCACACCTGCCTGCCGAAGTTTTCGCACGCGCGGCTGCGGCAGAAAAACGCCTGTGCCAGCACAAGCTTTGTAGGCGTGGCGGGGCTTGTGTCCCCGCGCACGCGGTACGCCGCCTTCACGCGCATCTCCACCCCGCATTTCGGGCATTTCATGGGCATCCCTCCTGTTCAGTAAATTTACGGCATAAGGCGCGGCGGCAGGCCGCGCGCCTTTTCCCGCATTGCGGCCAGGGCCGCCGGAATAAAAGCGCCCTGGCCCGGTGTATCGCGCCGCCTCAGGGGCCGGTGCCCCCGTGCAAAAGCCCGTCATCCGGCCTTTTCTCCGCGGCGCCGGGTTTCCTCCACGGCTCCTGCATGGAAGGCAAATCCAGCATCGGCTTTCACTGACAATACTCCCGCATGGAAGGCGTCTCCGGCGGCCGCTGCCGCACGCCCCTCACCATGAATATCCACCGCGCCGTTGCCGGCGGCTTTCACCTGTGCCGCTTTTTTTACAGATGTGCAGGCTTTGATTACTTCCGCCTTCGGCGCATAACCCCGCTTTGGCAGGGCGCATGGCCGGGCCGTTTTTCGGCCCGGCCCTTCTGCACCCCGTCAGCCCTTGGGCGCGGCGCCCATGGCCGCCAGGGCCTGCGCCAGCCGCGCGGCGTCCTGCCCGGCGCCGGGCGCGCCCTCCGGCGCCTGTGCCGCCATACCGCCCGGCGCCTGTGCCGCTGCCTGCACCGCACCGGCGGCCCCCACGGCGCCCATATCCGGCAGGCCCAGCGCCGCGCCTGCCATTCCCGGCATACCCGGCATGCCGCCTGTACCCATGCCCGGCATGCCGCCCGCGCCCATACCCGGCGCGCCGCCCGCCATTCCGGCGGCCTGCGCCTGTTCGGCCTGCGCGCGCTGGCGCAAAAGCTCGCTCACCTCGCCCGCGTGGGGGTAATCCAGCTTTGCCATCAGCGTCCAGTACAGCAGCATGGTCTGCGTCTGGCCAACAGGGCCGAAGGCCCCGCTTTGCAGCTTCATGTCCATCTGCTCCCACAGCACGCTGCGGTTGGAAGAAAGCGTGGCGCTGGGGTCTACGCTGAAAATAAACTCGTCGTTCCAGTAAAACTGCCCCGCCGCGTCGCGTCGCAGAAAATCCCACCGGTCGAAATGGGCGAAGGCCTCGCTGCCGTCCTGCGTTTTCACCGAATAGGGGATGGGCTCGTCCGCATACGCCAGAAGGAAGCGGAACATCAGCTCATACAGGCGCGCAAAGGCGCTGTTTTTCTGCTCGCGCTTTGAAAAAAGGCGCCCCGCGCTTTGGTTTGCCGAAAACTGCTTGGCGCTGCCGGACGTGGCCGACGAATCGTACTTGCCCTGAAACGCATCCGTGATGCCCAGCGTGCTTTTGGCATAGTCGTAGCTGTCCACCAGCACCACGCGGTCCTTGGTGATGTCCGGCTGCACGTTCAAAACGCTCACCAGCTCGCGCTGGGCGGGGTTTTTGATGCGCAGTATTTTGAACTCCTTGTCCGTGGTCTCAATGTCCAGCCCTTCGGGCAGCGTCACAAAGCTGCCGCCCTTCAGCACCTTTTCTTCTATTTTCGAGCCGCATTTCTTAATAACCTCCTGCTGGTCGCGTATCACATCCACGTCGCTGCCGCCCAGAAACGAGGCGTATTTGCTCACGTTGCGCCGCAGCACCAGCGGGTAGCGGCCCGGCTTGTAGCGCGGCACCTTCACCGGCGCGGCCACGCTTTGCACAAGGGGGCTGCCTGTGGCCTCGTCCAGCATGGGCAGGCCGTCCGGCCCCAGCACGGCGCGCTGCTCCTCGCGGGCAAACGGCGCCACCTGCGCACCGTCCGGCAGCGTCAGGGCGCGCGGCACCTCCAGCTCGTCCTGCGCCTCGTCGCGCCATTTCCTCGCGCCGCACTGCCCGCACACCTCGCCCGTTTTGGGCGCGCCGCACACGGCGCACACCTTCAGGTGCAGGGCCTGGTAATCGTCATAGTCGGCCAGCACCTTGTCCTCCACCCAGCTGAACAGGCCTATGCCGCCCGCCTCGTTGCGGAAATAGGCAATGTTCTGCGTCACAAGCTCCTCCTGCGGGGCGGCGCCCTCGCCGCGTATCTCCGGCTGGGCCTCGCCGCCGTCCGCCACGTCCACGCCGTATTTGCGGCGGATGGCCTGCTTTGTCCGGCACGTCTGCACAAAGATATAGTCCATCTGCTCTATCTCATACACCCCCGGCTGCGGTATCACCTGCCTGGGGTGCCGGTCTGTCACGGCCACGTCGCCCAGCGCGCAGTGGCAGCCCGCCTCGTTGTCCCAGTCCACCTGCCACAGCGCGCCGCCCTGGGTGGGGGCCGTGCGCTCCTGAATGTCGTTTTTCTCCGTCAGGTGCAGCCGCTGCACCTCGTGGCGCAAAAGCGCCTCCACGCCGCGCGCCAGCGCCTCATCCTCGGGGTGGATGGCCTCCACCCTCGGCATAGGGATGGTGGGGTCCACCTGGCTTTCCAGCCGCTCATACACAATGTTGCGCACGTTCGTGGCCCTGCGCGGCGCCAGCGCGCCACTGTGCGCGTGCACGTCCGCCGTGCCCTCATAGTAGGCCGTGCGCATGTCCATCCTTTTCAGCTCGTCCGCATAGGCGGCGCGCGCCTTGCGCAGCTTGTCCTGCCAAAAGGCCAGTTTTTTGTTCTTCTTGAACACTGTTTTCTCCTTTCTGCGGCGCGCCGCGCCGCGCGGGTGTTTTGCAGGGCCCGGCATATCCGGGCCTGTTTTTGCGGGGATGCCGGGGCTCCTGGGCCGCAGGCTGGGGCCTGGGGGAAATCGGAACAAGCCGTATAAAAAATATGAATTCGCCAGTTGTTGACGCTGGAATTCATGTTTTTCAGGCGAGCGGCCTCCCGGGTTCTTTGCTGCTTTCTTGGCATAAGAAAGCAGGTCTCCTTTTCCTAAAAAAGAAACCTCAGCTTTTAGCACTTACAGAAAACAATACCTAAGGCTTCCGCCGCCCGCTTTCCCCTTCTCTTCTTCTGCCCTGCAATTCAAAAAATCGCCCATTCGGTGATTTTTCGGGCAAAAAAATTTTCCGCCTGTGCCGCAGCCCCCGCCGCCTCAAAACGGGCTGCCGTATTTCTCCACCAGATACGCCCTGCCCTGCTCGCCTGCGTGCTCGTAATCCTCCCATATATCCGCCTCCCAGTGCGCCCGCGGCGCGGCGCGCCCGGCAGGCGGCCCGGCGGCCCACCACACGCAGAAATAGCACAGGCTGTCCACATCGTGCGTCAGCGCGTGCGGCTCCTTGGCATATACGTCGGGCCGCTGCTCGTCCTTTTGTATCTTCTGCAGGCAGCGCCACAAATTCGGCGCGGCCCTGCGCAGAAAGCGCAGCCGCGGCCCGCCCTCGTCCGGGCGCAACCACTCCTTCATGGCCGCGCACCCGGCGGCAAAGTCGCTTGAGGCGCGCGTCAGCTCCACCCCGTTCTGGCTGAACAGCGCCGCGCGGCTTTTGCCCGTCACCTGCTCGCGGCTCCAAAGGTCCGGCGGGGCAAGAAAGGCCGCGATGTCCTCGCCCTGCGAAAGCGCCAGCAGCGCGGCCGCCGCCTCGCCGATAGTCTTGTTCGGCGCGTCGTATTCGCGGTAGATAAGCGCCCTGCCCTCGCCGTCCACAGCGAACCAGTGGGCCGAAAGCATGTCCAGCCCGTAGTCTATGGCCACATACCTTCTGGCGTCCCGCGCAATTTCCCGCCCTTCGCAGATATGCGTTTCGGCGCGCACCTCCGGGAACATGGCCCCGCCCGGCACACTCAGCGCCTCCTCCACGCTGGCGGGGTACTCCTGCATGGTCTTGTCCTCGCCCAGCGCGCCCAGCGTGCGGGCATACCATGCCTCGCCGCGCGCCGGGTCTGCATACCACGGCAGAAACAGCTTGTGAAAGCCGTTGTCCGGGTTTGTGAATATCTCTTCAAACAGCGTGCCCAGCCGTATGGTGGAAAGGCCTATCACCCGCCCGCCGCCCGGGCGGTTCACCACCGGGAAAATAGAGGCCCATATCTCCTCGGCATACTGCTGAAAGGCCCATTCGTCCAGAATGACAAGGTCTGCCGTGAAGCCGCGCGCCGCCCCCGGGCTGGAGAGGAACGCCTTCAGAACGCTTTCCGGCCCTTGTGCAAAGCGCACATGCACGCTGAGGCTGGTGTGGCGGAACACAGGCCCCCGCCAGCCGGGCGGCTCTTTTTTTTCCTCGCATATCAGCTCAGGCATGTGCCGCAGTATCACCACCATGCGCCGCACAAGCTCCTTCGCCTCCTCCTCCGCGCGGGAAAAGCACACCACCGTGCGCCCCGAAAACAGCGCCACCGTCCACGCCGCCACCGAAAGCGCCAGCCAGGTGATGCCAAGCTGGCGCGCCTTCAAAATAATGTTCAGCCTGTGCGCATGCAGCTGGCGAAGGGCCTGCTCCTGCATGGGCCACAGCCGGAAGGGCTGCACCAGCTCGGCGGCGTCCTTGTCCTCGATGTGCACAAAGTTTTTTGTAAAAAATACGGGGTCCTGCCTGCACAGTTCCACCGTTTTTTCCCGCAGCATTTGCGGCGTCATGCCCATGCCTCCTTTCCGTGCGGTTAGCCGCGCGGGCGGCCGCGCCCTGCCCCGGCGCAATAAGCGGCCGCCCGCGCTTTCGTTTTCCTGAAAAAATTTTCCGGCCTCTTTTTCAGCGCGCCGAAAGCAGGCGCCCACCCCGCGGACGGCGCACCCCCTCGCCTTTATC